TTTGATTGCGCTGTTTATGAACGGATTGGGGTTTCCGGGGATGCTAACGCGCCGGAGACGGGGCCTTGGGCGCTGTCATTAGCCCAAGCGAGGTAAGCTGAAACGAAGCATTGGCGGAAGAGGTGGCTGCAGCGTTGCACATTCTAAGACCCTTAAGATACCTGAACAATTTTTCTTGAATCATCGCCCGGTGCCCCCAGTGGTGCCCCCGGCGCGATGATTATCCGGAGCTAACCTGGCCAGATCGACGCGCCGTGACCCAGTTGGCGACCTCAGCTTCCCACCAGCCGACGCAGCGTTTCGACAGCACAGTGCTGGTCGGAAAGTCGCCGGTATCGATAAGGCGGTAGATCGTCGCGCGACTGAGGCCGACGGTTGCGATCACGTCGTTGATTCGCAGGAATCTCCCGCTCTCGCTCGGCCGTCCATCGAGTTTAGCGCTTGCCAGACTGCGACGCGAAAGCTCGCTCGGCATCATGTTCATGCAGCCTCCTTCAGGCGCTGTTCTTCGAACAGGTCAGCAATACGCTCACGGACGGCCGAGGCGGTGGGGGAGGGGGTCTCAGGCCCGTGCATCGCGAGGATCCGCGGCCGCACCTCGGCCGCACGCACCATCACACGGAGCTCAGCTGTGCGCTGGGGAGGCGCCAAAGTCGACGGCGTTGCCTATGACTCCAACGGGTCTCGAGCCGGCGCATGCAGACGATCGAGCGGCCGAAGCCTTGCACGTCGATGATCGCGAACGGCACGAGGATCGTACGCCACTGACGACGAGCACGGTGACGGACACATCTCCGCTCAGCTTTTGTCAGCTGGCGGATCATGAAAGCAGCGCCTTCGAAGCGCCGATTGAAGCTAGCGCGAGTGTCTGCGGGCTTACAGTGTCCGATTGGGCAGGAGACACCACTGCGCGTAATTTTTGCGCATGCGCATGAAACCGCGCGGCCCGTTCTTCCAGGCCCCGCGCTGCAGCAATGACGTCGGCGTCCGAAACACCACGACCAGCGTCGATCTTGTAATTGAGGGCGCGAACGGTGATGTTCAGTTCGTCAGCGAGCCGGCCTTTGCCGAGCAGTTTCGCCGCGGTGTCCAACCCCATAATCCGCATCATCTCGATCGGCATGCCGCGCTGTTCCCGTTTTTGGGAACAGCTTGCTTGCTTTGGCGATGGCGACGTCTGGCAGGCTACGGTGGGAGCGGCGCTGATCATCATGAGTGACCCTCTGTCTGAAGGTGTTGGCCGCGACCGCCATCCTTCGCGTGGTGTGAAATGCGGTCCGACATCCCAGCCTCTGGCTCGATCTCGCCGAGCGCCAGCCTGACGATGCGCGACCATTGCGGGATCAAACTGGCGACCATGACGCCGTTCGCGGTCGCGCAAGCGGCAACCAGCAGCACGACTCCGATGCCGTGAACCAGTTGTGCAACGCTCATCACGCGTTCCGATCCGAAACGCCTGCGACGACCATCACGACGGCGACAGGGATCCAGACGAAGGAGAACACGATGATCAGGGTCACCTTCGCGAAGCGACGACGCCGCATCCGGCGATCGAACTGGCGTGATCCGACCGAGGCGCTGACGATACTCACTGATACACCATGATCGGAAAGGTATCGCCGCTGCAGCGGCTGCACATCTTGTCATCCGCCCACGTGCAGGTCCCAGCATCATCGGGCGCTACGCATTGATCCCAGTGGCTGCAGCCACAGGCGATGCCGGGAATGCGGTGCTTGGTAGGCTTCGAGATAGTCATTGGGTCCCCCCGGTTTTCCCCGAGTGCGACCCCGCGCCGAACTGGAAGAAGCGTGGTAGGAGCCGCATGAGCGCGCCAAGCGCCGTCTCAACCTGCTCGGCCTCGACCAGCGCGCGGTTGTGCGCGCGCGGGGATGCACCAGGTTGAGAGGCTTCGATAAGGGCTGCGCCTAACTCGCCGGCTTCGCGAACGAACAGCGCCGTTTCGGCTGCGAGAGCGCGGTAACAGGCGTCCTCGTTAGAAATCTCGACGTCGACCGCATGGGCGAGCGCCTGAGTGTACGGCGCAGTTTTTCCGCCCGCAGCGCGGTAAGCGGAATCAAGCGCAGCTGCCTGAAGCAGAGTTGGCGCGGTCGTTGAGTTGGGCTGGCCCCAATACTGGACCGCGCGTGGGGTCCGGTCGGTAATCAGGCCCATCTCTTCCCAGCTGATCAACTCGTGGATCGTCATTGTCGCTTGATCAAAGCCCTTCGCATGCCGTTCGAGCGTCATGCGTCAGCCTGCTTCGAAATCGGACGTTGATCGAAGGCGACAGCTGCGTCATCCGTAACGTACGGATGCGGCAAGGTTTCGAAGGGAAGAGGCGGGCGACCGATGCTGATAAGTGCGGCAACCGCGTTAAGAGGAATTGTGTGATCAGGCCAATTTGCAGGCACACGAAACCACGACGCGAACTTCTCCAGGTTGCTAACGGAGAACGTTTTCCCGTCGCGCAACCGATTGAAGAACGCCCCGCTGCTTACTACAATTGTTGCAACCCGCGACAAAGATTTGCCTCCCCAACGAGATACTTCGGTCTCGTATGCATCGGCGACTGTTCGCAATGCGTTCTGGTATGCAGCGCTCATGACGTATTCTTACGTCACGCATGCAGCGCGGGTCAACGTAAATATTCCGCATGCCATGCGTTATGCTATGCGTCATGAGTGCAGCATGAGGAAAAACGTGCCTGACGTGTTGAAAGAGCGCCTTTCGGCGAAGATTGCCGAGAAGAATATGTCTGCTCGCGAGGTGTCCATCGCGGCATTGAACAAGCCGGATGCTATTCGTGCAATTCTAGCGGGTCACATGCCGGGGCTGGACCGTCTCGACGCGATTGCAGGAATACTAGACACATCATCGGATTGGCTTCTCGGACGTGATCAGGGCATTGAACGTTCGATTCCCGCGGATGGCTTGACCACCCTAGACGCGCTTCAACGCCTTCCGAAAACGTTGCCGATCTATGGCACCGCGCTCGGTGCCGATCTGGAATTCGGGGATAGTAATGGGATCGTAGTGACTGTCGAGCAGACCGAGGTGCATATGTCCGCACCTCTCGATTTTATGACTCGGCCGATCGGCGTCACCGGCAGGCCCGACCTCTACGTCGTCTCGGTATCAGGGCATTCCATGGAGCCGCGCTTTGATTCGGGGCGCCGTGTTCTTGTTGATCCCAAGCGCTCGCCAGGCGTTGACGATGACGTCGTGGTCCAGCTGCGGGGGCCGACGTTCGATGGCGAAGAGATCCGCCACGTCCTAATCAAACAGCTGGTGCGCCGGCGTCCCAACGTTGTCGTGCTTCGCCAATTCAATCCCGCGATGGAATTTGAAGTTCCGAACGAGCAGGTGTCGTCGATCCACCGCGTGATGCCGTGGGATGAGGCAATGGGGTATTAGGGTCCAGACTCGTTTAGGTCGAAGGCTTGATCAAAGAAGTCGTGGAGGAGGGTTATTCGAGTGATTTGGCGGGAGGCACTGCGAGGGCGGGATAGCCGAAAACTTGCAATTGGATCCAGCCTGAGAGACACTTAAGAATAAAGCTCGGAGTCGAGGCCTATGTCGGTTTTCAGAAGCGAAATTGACCTAAACGTGCCTATTCTGAACCAACACACCGTTTTTCGGTCGAAGACTCATGATGACAACTGGGCATGCTGGTTTACTTCAGCGCTCATGGTGCTTTATTTTCGCGGCTTCGTACAAAGTATTCAAATTCAGACAAACCTTGAAGCGCTCGTAAAACTCTGGATGAACAAGGGCATAAATCCTTTATATCTTGGGCCGTTGGCTGTTCAATCAGGCCTTGAGCATTCTCCGACTAACGCACTATTCCTCGTTAAGTCACCGGAGGAGTGGCACCAGAACCTATCAAAACTCGGTCCTCTTCTCATGATAGTTCCCGGTCATGCGGTAGTCGCAAGGGGCATTATTAATAAAGGGGGGATTTGGAATCTCAAGTATAATGACCCGTGGAACGGAATGATAATCACAGAGCCATTAGATCAAGCGCAAAGGAAGATAGTCTGGCAATGTCCAATGCTCTATCGTCGATCGACCAGTCCGCCGCCAGTCATTATCAGTCAGCCGGTTATGGAGCCCCACAAGATCCGCTATTAGCCTTTAATCTTGTTAAATATAAAAGACAATAGTTGCTGCAAGCTAAATAGCGGAATGGTAATTGCGTGCAAAACTGTCTCAGCAAGTGCCGATAAGTCACTATATTTAGAAAAGCCAAAGCCGAAATTGGCCATATTTTGGAAGACCATCCAAAAAAAACATATATCACATTAAAAAATAAATTCATAAATTAAATGGATATTCCCTGCTTAATCTGTATTCCGTTTTAACAATAATTTGCACGTGAGAACCACCTCAGATTATTTGTCAAAGACTATGAACGTTACGCCGAAACACTCGTAAGACTTCACGTTGTTGCCTTCGTATGCCTTATGACGAAGCAGGCTGCTGCTTTCTCTACAGGTTCATAACAGCCTCTAGCGTCAGGGCCGTCGTGAACCCGCGGTCGGGGAGCAGCTCGTGCGTTACATCGGCCACAAGCCACTTTACGGCACCAATTTCGCCCTTGAACCCCGTCACCGTCACCGATCGGTCAGGATAAATCTCTAGCCGCCCAAGCGCGAGGCCAAGATCGAGTGATCGAGGCTCACGTGCCGCACGGCCTTGTTCGGCTGTCGCGGCGCGGCGGGCGGCCTCCTCGGTTGGATAGGTCCGCGCCAGACGCTTGACCTCGCCGGCGCCGGTGCCGACCGTCACGGTCTTTTTCTTCGCGTCCTTGCGATCATGCCAGTCGGCCGACACGCTGCCCGCCTCTTCACGCTTGCGGATCCGGAAACTGTGACGGTCGCCGTCGCCGCGGCGGATCGTGATTGCCGGGATCGGTGCTCCGGTCGTCGTCGTCGCGTTGCCGGTAGGCGCGAGGATCAGAGCGCCAGCCTTCACCGTCGCCACTGCGTCATGCTCGCGCCCCAGCCGGCGCAGCAGCGCAATGTCGCTTTCGCGGGTCTGTGCCATCGCCTTGACTGCGATCGACGCCAGAGCAGGCGCGCAGCGCGGCGTCAGGCGGTTGCGACCGGCGATCTCCTTCACGATCGCGCCGAGGGTCGTGTCGTGCCAGCTCTTCTCCCGGCGTGTGGCGATGGCACTGGTGAAATCTGCCGCACGCGCGCGGATCGTGATCTGGTCGGGCGGGCCGCTATGCTCGACCTCGTCGACGGTGAACTTGCCCTTGTCGACCAGGCCGACCGTCACGCCGGATCAGGCCGACCAACCAAGCTGTACGCTCAGCGTCGCGCCCTCGCGCGGGATCGCCAGCCGACCGTCTGAATCGTCGAGCGTGATCTCGAGCTGATCGGCGTCACCGCCGCGGCGTTCGCTGAGCCGCAGCGTGATGAGGCGCGGCCGGATGCGATCGGTCAGGTCGGTGCCGTCGAGCGTCACCCTGAAGTCGGGGACGTTGTTGACTGCGGTCATGTGGCGACGCTCGTGTCTTGCGCGACCTCGAGCAGCTCAATCGAGAAGTCGATCTTGCGCGGCGTGCCGTCGGGGAAGAACTCCTTCAGCCCCTCGTCGATGTCGGTGATGACGAAGGCGCCGTGAACGCGGCCGGTACCGTCGACCAGCGGCCACGCCTTTCCTTCTGCGGCCATGTCGCGCAGCTGGTCGAGCGAGGCGCGGCCGGCCATCAACTCGGCATAGGCGGCAGGCGACGGAGAAGTCGGCGAGATAACTGTCGGTGATGCGCTGGGTGAGCAGCAGGTTCTCGAGCGGCGGGACCGGCGTGAATTCATAGTCGATCGACAGCTTGCCCTGCGCGAGGCTCGAGGCGGGGTTCTTGTCGGCGACGAACCATGCCTTGCCGCCGATCAGCTGCCCGGC